GAGGCCGAGACGGAGCTTCACGAGGAAGAGGACATGGCCGAGGAGGTCATGGCCGAGGCTGCGCCTACCGAGCCCACCGAAGGTACCCCGCAGGCCGCGGCGCCCGAGGAGAGCGTGGCGGCGGCGGCGACGTCCGCGGGTGTCCCGGCCTCCGCGGTAGCGATGAACGGCGCGCAAGTGCAGGCCGCGCAGGGCATCGTCCAGGCGGTCGCGAAGGGCGAGCTCCCCCGCGCTACCGGTGTCGCGATGCTGGTGCAGTTCTTCAACATGCCGGAGGATGCCGCGGACGCCATGATGGGAGAGGTGGGCCGTAGCTTCACCATCACCACGGCGGCGCCCTAGTGCCGTTTCTGTCCGACCGTCAGCGCGACTATCTGAAGCGGGAGCACCCGGAGGTCTACCGGCGCTTCCTGCGCGACGAGCGCGCGATGGGGTTCGAGCTGCGGGCGCCTGTCGATGTGGCCGCGGTTGCGAAGCGTGGACTCGCGAACCGCGAGAAGTTCAACCGAGGCGGGACCCTCGTCGGCGCGAGGAGGGCCTCCCAGCTCGCCGACCGCGAGGTCGTCAGCATCGACACGATTAGGCGCATGGTCGCATACTTCGATAGGCACGAAGGCGACCTCGACGCCCCCGCAGCGAAGCCAGGGCACCCGGAGTATCCGAGCGCCGGTCGCATCGCGTGGGACCTTTGGGGCGGAGCACCGGGTAGGGCGTGGGCGCGAAGGCAACTAGCAGTATGGGAGCGCGTGCAATCCGCACGCGAGGAGGAAGGATGAGCACCGAAGAGACGACGACGACGACGGCAGAGGCCAGCGACAACGGGGCGGGCGCACGTATCCGCCAGCTCGTGGCGCGGGTCAAGGAGCTGGAGGGGCGCGTGGCTGAGCTGGCGCCGCTCGCCGAGAACGCCGAGAAGTACAAGGCGCAGATCGAGGAGGTCAAGGCCGCGAGCAAGGCAGAGCGCGAGGCCCTCCGCACGGAGCGCGAAATCGCCGCGGCGGGCATCACCGATGCCGAGGGGATTGACGTCGTGCAGACGTTCTACTCACGCCTCCCGCAGGAGGGGCGCCCTCCTCTCGCGGAGTGGCTCGGCAACAAGGACGGCCTCCCCAAGGCGGTTCGCGCCTACCTCGCGGAGGCCGCGCCAGCTGCGCCTGCCGCCCCCACGGGGCCGACCACTACCGCGATGCCAAAGGCCAACGCCGGTACGGTCACGCAGACCCCGCCCGCCACTACGGCGTGGACGCCGGAGAGCATCATGAGGCTCTCGCCTGCGGAGTTCAAGGCGAACGCGGCGGCAATCAAGGCGGCGCTCTCGGCGCCTTGACAGTCTGTCACACGCGGGCATACCCTAGCGGTGGGGGGACACCCCCACGCGCTCGGGGCAAGCTCCCGTAAAAAGCGACAGGCGCGGCAAACCTCGAACCTACATAGGAGGCCACTATGGCCAATATCGATTTTGCCGCTCTCGACGGCAACGCCCGCGCCGCTGCGGTGCTCTATCAGTCTATCGTGATGAAGCTCGCCGACACCGGCAGCCTCCGCAACGCGCCGTGCTTCCTCAACGTTGGCAGCGTGAACGGCAGCGGCTCCGACTCGATCCAGGTGCCCGTGGTCGGCCTCAACGGTACCGACATCATGAGCGCCCCCGGTGACGGTGTGAGCGTTTCCAATACCTCGATCACCTCTGCCGCGGCTACGGTCGTTGTGGCGCGGCAGGCGCTCCGATACGACCTTAGCGACCTGGCGCGCATCACGGGCTCTGTGCCCGGTGGCGTGGACCTCGAGGGCCTGTCGAACGCGATGGTCGCGGCGTTTAACGGCCGCTTCAACCAGCTCGCGTGCGCGCTCTCCTCGGGCTTCGCTACGCAGGTTGGTTCTACCGGCGTTGACCTCACTACGGATACCTTCTACTCCGCCATCTTCGCGCTTCAGCTCCAGAGCGTGATGGGTGAGTATGACTGCATCCTGCACCCGCAGCAGTACAACGACCTCATGTCCAGCCTCCGCGCTGAGACTGGCCCGGCGCAGTACGTCGCGGCGAACCAGGAGCAGACTTCTGCACTTGGATCGAGCTTCAAGGGAAAGTTGTTCGGGGTGAACTGCCACGTGTCCTCGTATGTCCCGTCCGTCGGGGGCGTGGACTACAGGGGGATGATGCTTGGCAATGGCGCCATCGCATACGCCCTCGGCACCCCGGCCCCCATCCAGGCGGCTGGCGGTGTCATCATCCCGGCGGGCGCCCCCGTGGCGGTCGAGTGGGAGCGTGACGCGGCCTCGGGTCTGACCAAGGTTGTCGGCAGCGCCTTCCTCGGCGTTGCGGAGCTTCAGGACCTTAAGGGCGTCGGCATCCTGTCCGACCTCTAAGGGGTCTGCTAGGCACCGCTGCCTAGCGCGCTGGCGTGTCCGTGCTTATGGTACGGGCACGCCTTCGTGCGTAAGGAGAGAACAATGGCGGCGAACTTCGGCGCACCCGACCCCACCTTTGCGGCCCAGCCCGCGTCCCGTCCGCAGGGGATGGCTACCCTGCTCAACCTGCCGAGCAATGCGGCGTGGTGGTACACCCATCACCCGGGCCACTGGCAATGCGTCGAGGGTGAGTGGCTCCCCGACCTCGGGCAGATGGTCGCCATCCCCGGGCTGAACCGGGTTGATAAGAACGGCGATACCGCCCTCGCAGAGGTCCACCTCGGGAAGAAGGGCATCACGATCATCCCGTGGGAGGTCGAGCCCGGCGGCTATTGCATCCAGTATGCGGGGAGCAACGGGCCTGTCTTCCTCTCAAAGTGGGAGAAGCCTAAGCTCGTCGCCGGTCAGGTCCGCATGAGCGTGGACACCGAGGGCTACCGCGCGTTCTGCCGCCGCCTCGTCGCGGACGGGACGATCAAGATCCCGGACCCCGACTTTATCGGCGTCATCATCGAGCGCCAGGAGCGGATCGTCACGGAGCATCAGACCCGTGCGCCGACGCACCCGGGTAGCGCCCTCGCACTGCCGGTCGAGTCCAAGCGCCTCGACGACATGCGCGCCGCACGTGAGCGCATGTACGCCGCGCCGAAGGCCTCCAAGGTGAAGCCGTGAGCGGGGAGCGCAAGGACATCGCCGCCGCAAAGGATGCGATGACGCGCCGCCTTGTCGAGGGCGGGATGCCAGCACGGCGTGCCGAGGAAATCGCGCGTGAGCAGGCGCGTAAGGCAGACCGGCGCGAACGCGATAAGTAACGGCAGGGGGGCACGATGAGCATCGCCGAGACGCTTTACACCGCGCGGTTTCGCTCTAGCGAGACGATTGAGCGCGGGCGCTCCCAGGTGCTCCAGTGCCCCGTCTACCGGGCGGGTGCGCTCGTCGCTCCCATCTCTGGGGCGCTGACGGTCTACCGTGCGGATGGAACGGTCGTGGTCAACGCCGCGGCTGTCGCCATCACGGGTAGCATCGCGACGTATGCGCTGGCCGACACGGTGACGTCCTCCCTCGCGCTCGAGGAGGGATGGCTCCTTGAGTGGACGCTGGTAATGACGGCGACGGTTACCAATGTCTTCCGCAATGACGGCGCCCTCGTGAGGCGCACGCTCTACCCGGTCGTCACGGACGCTGACCTCTTCCGTCGGCATAGCGACCTCCCGGCGCTCCTCGCGGCGGGGACCACGTCGTATCAGGAGTACCTGGACGAAGCGTGGGCCACGCTCACGAACCGCCTCGTGGCGCAGGGGCGACGGCCCTATCTGGTCATTCAGCCGAGCGCGCTGCGGGACGTTCACGTGGCGCTGACGCTTCAGATGGTCTTCATCGATTTCCAGACCAGCGCCGGAGACGGCGGCCGGTGGCAGGCTCTCGCGGAGCATTACGGCCGGGCATACACGGAGGCATGGGGCCAGCTCCGTTTCAGCTACGACGAGGCGGACGACAACCGCGTGAACCCGAACACGAAGAAGAGCGGGACTAGCACCGTTTGGCTGAACGGCCGCGGCGGCTACCCTCGCTTCGGTGGGTTCTACTAATGGCGAGCAAGACCGTAAGGCAGCTCCGCGAGGACGTGACCGCGCGGATCCTCACGCTCACCGGGTGGAAAGAGTCACGCGTGGCTCCCGACAACTTTGGGCGGGATGCGGACTCCATCGCGCATAAGGCGTTCGCGGTGCACCCCACCTCTACGGATGACCTGCGCGCCTACCGCGGGCGACCTGCCGAGGGCCTCCTCGTCGAGACTACCCTCGAGGTGCGGTATTCGTGGCGCCTCACGCCGAAGGGCATGAGCGACAGCTATGACGACGCCCTCGATGGCGAGCAGTCCATCGTGAACTGCCTCATGGCGTACGACACGGCGTGGCCGCAGTCGTACAAGGTGCAGCTCATGACCGCCACGAGGGAGTCCAACGTCATCGGCGAATGGGTCGTCGGTGTGCTAACGTTCCGCATCGTCCACACGCTTCCGCTTCAGTAGGGGGTTCTCATGGCTCTTCCCATCGTTAAGAATTTTCGAGACGGCCAGATCGTTCTGAAGGATGGGACCGGCACTCCCATCTCGATTACCGTCGAGTTCGAGAGTGGTGACTTCTCCATCTCGGGCGTGTCGGCGAACTCCAATACGGAGGTCACGACGTACCTGGACCGAGGCTCCCTCGGGACCGTGCGCCTCACGTCGCAGAGCTTCCCCACGTGGTCGTTCTCGGCGCATATGACGGAGCTGTCTGATGCTACCTCCAAGACGCTTTGGGACGCGGTCAATAAGACCGGCACCTTCGCTACCGCCGTCAGCACGATCACCAACAGCGACGCCTATGGGCTTGACTGCCTCATCGTGATCGAGGGAACCACGCTCGGGGAGGCCACGGATCACACCCTGACCCTCACCGCAAACCGCATCTCGATTGATTTCTCGGAGGGAGATCCGAACACCTTTACGGTGAACGGGACTTGCTACGGCACGATCACGGCCG